CCTTCGAATACGAAAACGGTCAAAAAGCGACTTTTTTTGGACTAAACCGCCGAAAAACGGCAAAAATCTGCAAAAAATCGCATAAAACGCATCAAAACGCACTTAGTAAGAGAGAGGGCGTGCATATATGCCATCAAATGAGATCAAAGGAGATGAGAACATGGCAAAAGATTTGAAAAAGCATGCGGATGAGATTATCAAAGCAGCTGAAAGTCTCAACGCACAGGATAATTTCCTGTTTGTGACTACATTCAAGCGTTATCTGAAACTGCTTGACATGCTGGATGACCTTGAAAAGAGCCTTGATGACCATGGCGTGCAAGTCACCAAGGAATATGTCAAAGGCCGGGGAAACTTGTATAGCAACCCGGCGATAAACTCATATGTGCATGTTACAGATTCGGCAAACAAAACTGTTTCAACGCTTAAACGGATATTAAGGGACTGCGAGGCGAATGACGACGATGGTGATTCGCTTGCTGATGCCATAAATGGAACTGGAACAGAATAAAGCTTATGAGTTTTGCCGAAACTCTGTAAAAAAGAAAACTACTCCGCACTATGTAAAGTTGCAAATGAAAGCATGGATGCGGATTTGTGAAGGTAAGGATAAAAAGTATACCATCAATGAGCATAAGCTCAGACAGGTTAGAAATATCCTTAAGCTGCTTATCATGCCGAAGGGCTTGAAGGCTGGCGAAACATTGTACGCATGCACCACTGGATACCAGTGGCTTTTTTATGTTGCGATACTTTGCACGGTCTACAGATCGGACGAGAAGAAGCGCAGATATGAGACCGGGATACTGGAGCTCTGTCGTAAGAACTTCAAGACCTATACCATTGCGACCATCTTCATAATCCTGTTTTTGACTGAGCCGAACTTCAGCAAGTTCTACTCGGTCGCTCCGGATGGCGCACTGTCCAGAGAGATCAGGGAAGCCATAGCGGAGACGATACGCTCATCACCGCTGGTGTATGACAACAAAGGCACCAAGCGCTTCAAGATACTGCGTGATTACATCATGTTTAAGAACACGCAGACACAGTACATTCCACTGTCGTACAGTACGAGCCGTATGGATGGTCGCTTGCCGAATGCGTTTATAGCTGATGAGGTTGGAGCGCTGCCCGTGAGCTACCCCATTGAGGCAATGCGAAGCGGTCAGCTCAATATCTTGAATAAGCTGGGCTTCATCATCAGCACGAAGTATCCGACCGTTGATAACCCCTTCGAGAATGAGGTGGGCTATGCGAAGAAGATCCTTGACGGTCTTGAGCATGACGAGACAGTCTTCGCGCTGTTGTACGAGCCAGACAAGACAAAGGGATGGGAGACAGATGACCTCATTCTGAAACAGGCGAATCCTGTTGCGTTGGAGATACCGGAGATCTGGGAAGACCTGCTGAAGAAGCGTGCTCATGCCATAGCGGTTGAGAGCTCCCGTGAAAACTTTGTATGCAAACACTGCAACATCGTTTACACGGGTGCCGATAGTGAGAGCTTCGTGAATATCTCCGATGTGCAGGCATGTCGAAATGCAAACATCGAATGGTCCGGTCGCGTGGTGTATGTCGGACTTGACCTGTCGCAGACAGACGACAATACAAGCGTATCCATGTTGAGCATAGACGATGACAACAATGTGCTGGCGGAGTCCTTCGCATTCATCCCGGAAGGGCGAATTGATGAAAAGACCGCTGCCGAAAAGGTCAGCTATCGCGACCTGTTAAACACAGGCAAAGTCATCGCTTGCGGTGACATGGTTATTGATTATGCCGTGGTTGAACAATTCATCATGGGACTTGAGGAGAAGTTCGGCGTGCAGATACAAGCCATTGGATATGACCGATGGAACGCCCTGAGCACCGCGCAGAAGCTTGAAGGCGCCGGTTATAACATGGTTGAGGTGAAACAGCATTCAAGCGTGCTGCATCCGCCGACGAAGCTCTTGAGAGAGTGCATCCTGGATAAGAAGTTCAAGTACACAAAGAATCCGCTTTATGAAATAAACTTCCAGAACGCGCGATGCACATACGATACCAATAAAAACCTTTATGTTAATAAAAAAAGGTCGCGCGGCAAGGTTGATATGGTGGTAAGCACCATAATAGCTCTGTATCTCCTGCAGCAGGATGTCCTTCTGGGACAGGGCGAAGGGTGGACAGTGCAGATGATATAAGGTGAACGAAATGGGACTTTTTGATTTTATGAAAAAACGAGACGATGAGCCGACAGCTCCGGCGCCTGTTCAGCATAACGATGTCATGCAGTGTAACGATGTACTGCTGCAGGCGCTCCTGAATGGTGAAACCATCACCCGCGAGAAGGTGCTGACATTGCCTGCTGTCAATAGCGCGGTGGACTTCATCAGCAATACTATCGCATCAATGCCGGTTAAGCTCTACAAGCAGAAACAGGGCAAGGTGGAGGAGATAGAAGGCGACGACCGCACCAAGTATCTCAACAGTGATACCGGCGACACGCTGGATGGCTTTCAGCTGAAGAAGGCAATGGTCAGCGACTATCTGCTCGGCAAGGGCGGTTATTGCTATATAAAGCGCGAGCGTAATGAGGTCGTTGGCCTGTTCTATGTGGCAGATCAGGCGGTATCTATCCGTTTGTATTCCGGCTTTAGTCCGATAGAGAAAGACTACCAGATAGAGGTCAGCGCTACCCAGTATGAGCCGTATGAGTTCATCAAGCTTCTCCGCAACACCAAAGACGGAGCATCGGGCGTCGGTCTGACGGTTGAGGTTAGCAAAGCCCTTGAGACGGCTTACCAGACGCTTTTGTATCAGTTAGGCATGGTGAGTACTGGTGGCAACAAGAGAGGCTTCCTGAAGGCACAGAGACGGCTTGCGCAGGATGAGATAGACACGCTCAAAAGGGCATGGCGCAACCTTTACGGGAACAGCAGCAGAGAGAGCGTTGTCGTGCTCAACAATGGTATTGAGTTCCAAGAGGCAAGCGCAACAGCGGTCGAGACGCAGCTAAACGAAAGCAAACGCACTCTGACCGACGAGATAAACGCGCTCTTCCACATCTATCCGAACGACTTTGACCGAACTTTCAAAGAGGCGATATATCCCATCGTCAAAGCGTTTGAGACAGCGCTGAACCGTGACCTGTTGCTGGAGAAGGAAAAGAAGAACTATTATTTTGAGTTTGATGTCAAAGAGATCATCCGTGCAAGCATCAAGGAACGCTACGAAGCATACAAGCTTGCGAAGGACACTGGCTTCATGACGCTGAATGAGATCCGACGTGCAGAGAATATGGAGTGGATTGAAGGTCTCGATGTGGTCAATGTCGGCCTGTCTGCGGTTCTCTACGACGTCAATACACACACATACTATACACCCAACACTAACGCAGTAGGCGACCCCACAGAGGGCGCTACACCTGCAGAGGGTATGGAGACGGAAAGCGAGGAGGAGATAGATGGAAATACGGATCAGAGCTGACAGCGTCGAGATAGACGGTTATGTGAACGCCGTCGAACGCGACAGCAAAACATTGTGGTCACGCATGGGACGGTTTGTCGAACGCATCTGCAAAGGTGCGTTTTTTAATGCCTTAAAACGCAATGACAATGTTCGCATCCTGCTGAACCATGATGCAAGCCGTGACTTAGGCGGCACCAAGGATGGCAACCTTGAGCTTGTTGAAGACAACATCGGACTGCGTGCAAGAGCAACCATCACAGACAAGGATGTCATCGATAAGGCCCGGAAGGGTGAGCTTGTTGGTTGGTCCTTTGGTTTTTACGACCGTGATGTGGAAGTCGGACAGAGCGAGACAGGCATACCGCTCAGGAAGGTCAGAGACCTTGACCTGAAGGAAGTCAGCATCCTTGACAAGAGCAAGACCCCTGCTTATGACGGCACGCTTGTCATGGTCCGCGCTGACGAGGCGCAGGATGTCATGTTTGGTGATGCGTTCCTGGATGACATTCAGATCCGGGAGATAGAGGAGCAGACAGATGCTCCGGCTGAAGAAGTGCAGACACAGGCAGAAGAGCCTGTTAAGCAAATAGACTACGGTGAGTGGGAATCCCTCATCAGTGACATGAAATCATAAAAGGAGGAACAAGAGACATGTCAAAGCAGCTTGTGGAAAAGAAAAACGATCTTATCACAAGAGCCGAGGAAGTTCTCAACACCGCGAAAACGGAAACAAGAGAACTGACCGAAGAAGAAGCTCAGGAGCTTGAGCAGATCAAGGCAGACATCGATAAGATCAAAGCAACACTGAAGCTCGAAGACGACTTCAGAGAGATCGCAGAGGGCGAAGTTAAGCCCGATGCAGAACCCAAAGAGGAGGAGAAAGAAATGAACGAAGAAAGAAGCATGGAGCAGAGGGAATTGGATGAGCGTGCAGCATTTGACGCATTCATCCGCGGCACCTACAACGAGCGTGGCGACTACGATATGGTCAAATCCGCAAACGGCGCCATCATCCCTGCCAGCATCGCAAATCAGATCATTAAGAAGGTATATGATGTGGCACCTGTCCTGGCAAGGTCTAACAGATTTAATGTTAAGGGCAACCTTACCATTCCCTATTATGATGAGAGCTCACACGCTATCACTGTAGCATTCCAGACCGAAGGCACCGCACCCGATGCAAGTCAGGGCGATTTCACCAGCATACAGCTGACCGGCTTCCTTGCAGGCGCTCTTTGCAAGATCGGCAAGGATCTTATCGCAAACGCTCAGTTCGATGTTGTACAGTTCATCGTCAACGAGATGGGCGAGAGCATCGCGCGTTTCATCGAGAAGGAGCTGCTGAACCCTTCAGACGCAACAAACAAAGTTAAGGGCATGAGCAACCTGACCAACGGCGTCACCGCTGCAGCTACCAATGTGATCACCGCTGATGAGATCGTATCTCTGAAGGATAAGGTTAAGGATGCATATCAGCAGAATGCAATTTGGGTTATGAGCCCTGCTACCAGGACCGCTCTGAGACTGCTCAAGGGCACCGATAATCACTATCTGCTGAATGATGACATCAGCTCACCCTTCGGAACCACACTGCTCGGTAAGCCCGTATATGTATCCGACAACATGGATGATATCGCAGCTGGTAAGGTAGTTATCTACTACGGCGACTTCAAGGGACTGGCTACCAAGTTCGCAGGTCAGATCGATGTTCAGGTGCTTCGTGAGCGCTTTGCAGATCAGTTCTGCGTAGGCGTTGTTGGTACCTTTGACTTTGATGCAAGGATTTGCGACCAGCAGAAACTTGCAAAGCTGACTATGAAGGCATCATAAGTCGAAAGGAGGAGAGCCATGTATAAAGCATTGGTTTCCTTCTCCGGCGTGATAAATATGGCAATGGGTGAGGTCCGTGAGATATCGGACCCTGCCCTTGTTGCTGATTTGACTGCTGCAGGATACATCGAGCCTGTTAAGGGTAAGAGCGCACCGGCAGCAGAAGAGCCGGTAGTGAAAAAGGGGAAAGCAACCCCTAAAAAATAAAGGGGGTGCAATATGACCATTACAAAGATAAGCGATATCAATGCGGATGCGCTTGCAGAATACTTGCATATCACGGACGCGACACAGGAAGACGAGAACACCCTGACATCATTGCTGGGCGTTGCAACAGCCTATGTCACTCAGTACACAGGCCACACCATCGAGGAGCTTGATGAGCTTGCAGATGTCGTGGCGGTGATTTTGATACTGGTGCAGGACATGTGGGACAACCGCACAATGTATGTGGATACAAGCAATGCGAATAAGGTGGTTGAGAGCATTCTCAACTTGCATTTGGTGAATTTCTTATGAATACAGTTAATGCCGGAAAATATAACAAGAGAATAAGCATATATCAGACTGTTGTGGTCAAAGATAGTGCTGGCTTTCAGAGCGTAGTCAGGACATTAGTCCTGCAGCCGTATGCCTGCGTCAAGACCACCAAGGGATATACGCTTATCAGAAACGGCACGGACTTTGAAAAAGCGTATACTAACTTCACCATTCGCTATCCGCATGTGGAAATCAACAGAGACATGGAAATAGATTTCCATGGCAAGACATACACCATTGAATACTTGAACGATGTAGACGAGAACGGCATAGAGCTTGAGATACAAGCGCGTGAGGTGACCCACTGATGGCTAGATTTCAACTTCAGCTTCCGACAGAAGTAATGAGGGACATCGAGAAAATCTACAACAACACAGAAGAAATCTTCGGCGCGATGACCAGAGCCGGTGCAGAGGTGGTTGAGAGCAACATGAAGAACAATGCCCCTGATTCTCTCAAGGCTTATGTCAAGACGACCAAGACATATCGCACGCCATCTGATGACGGCATCAACACAAAGGTTATTGTCAAGGGCTATATGCCCTTCAGTGACCCGAACCGCAAGACATTCATCCGAAGCGGTAAAGGTGGCGTTTCCTACAGCACAAGCAAGGGCGTGCCGGCAGAGTTCGTTGCTGCAGTCTATGAGCATGGCAGGAGCGGTCTGCCGTTCCCCAAAAAGCCCTTTGTGCGTAAGTCGTTCAAGAAGGCACAGATAGAAGAGGCAATGCTGAAAGCTCAAAGCGAAGCAAGCGGAGGACTGCTTGATGAATGAATTGATAGAACAGCTTTTTCAAAACTTCACAGTAGATGGCGTCACCATTCCGGTGACGTTTCTTTTTTATCAGGGACATGGTGAGCCGTATGTCGTATACATGCAGCAGGACGCTGACAACTCCCTGACCGCTGACGATGAGCTTCAGGCGTATGTCGATTACTACGATTTTGATGTGTATTCAAAAGGCAACTTCTTACACATCATTGAAGAATTAAAACGGATCCTGAAAGGTGCTGGATTCGTTTGGCAACCTTCCCGATCAAGCTCGGATATGTACGAAACTGACACGGGATATTACCACAAAACATTAAATTTTGCTATTGAGCGAGGAGGATTAAGCAATGGCTAAAATAGGTTTAAAGAATTTCCGTTATGGCGTACTTACAGAGGCGCTTGACGGGACCGCAACTTATGGCGTAGCTAAGAAGCCCGGCAAGGCTATCTCATGCTCCGTAAGTGTAAACAACAATGATGTCAAGCTCTATGCTGATGATGTGGTTGCTGAGAGTGATACAAGCTTCAGTGGCGGCACTGTCACCATGGGCATTGACGATGAAGATGACACCATCATGGCTGACCTTTTGGGTCATACCATCACTGACGGTGAGATGGTCCGCTCTTCTGCAGATGTAGCGCCCTATGTTGGTTTGGGGCGCATCGTGACCAAGATGGTTGGTGGCGTGCTCAAGTACAAAGTTGAGTTCCTGGCTAAGGTTAAGTTTGCAGAAGCATCACAGGAAAACAACACCAGAGGTGAATCCGTCGAGTTCGGCACTTCTGAGCTTGAAGGCCAGATCATGACACTGGCTGATGGTACATGGTCCAAGACTGAGACATTCACCACCTACGAAGATGCAGAAGAGTACCTCGAAGCGTTCTTCACTGCACCGACACCTTGACACAATTTCATACAATGGGCGGCATATCCTGTCGCCCTTTTTTAATTTGATGGAGGGATAATTCAATGAAGGATATAAATGGGACACTCCAGTATAAAGACAAGACTTATAAACTTGTCTTCAACCTCAATGTTATGGAAGTCATTCAGGAAGAGTATGGCAGCCTGACAGAGTGGGGAAACAAAACAGACGGCTCCGAAGGAGAAGTCGAGGCAAAAGCTGTTATCTTCGGATTTTGGGCGATGCTTAACGAAGGAATTGATATCGACAACGAAGAGAACGGCACAGATCTTAAGCCCCTAACGCTTAAACAGGTCGGACGCATCATCACAGAGGTCGGACTTGTGAACGCAACGCAGAAGCTCAACAAGACAGTTGTTGATTCTACGGAGAGCGCAGAAAAAAACGCGTGATACCAGATGAAACAGACCCGGAAATAGATTTCAGCTGGTTTTATTTTATCGGCAAGACAAAGCTCAACCTGTCCTTCCGGGAAACAGGGCGGTTGACACTTAAAACATTCAACAAGCTATATGGTCACTACAAAGATGACTGGGACATGGAAATGCAGTTGACATCTGCAAGGATGACATACGCGCAGATCCGCAGGAAGTCGCAGGAAAGCGAGGAATGGTTCTGATGTCTTATACAGTTTACAAACATACTTTTCCGAATGGGAAGGTATATATTGGAATAACAGGCCAAACCCTTTCCAGAAGATGGCGCGAAGGTCGTGGCTATGAAGGACAGCCAGTATTCGATGCTATCGTGAAATATGGCTGGGATAATATCGAGCATACAATACTTGAAAAAGGCTTGACAAAAGAACAGGCCGAAGAAAAAGAAAAATATTATATCAAAGAATATAACAGCTTAAGCCACGCAAACGGATACAACATCGAGACTGGTGGATATTGCACCGACAAGATAAGCGAAGAAACAAAGGATAAACTAAGAAAAGCATTAAAAGGTCGTCAAGCTGGTGAAAAGCATTGGCATTATGGGCAACACTGGAGCGAAGAAATACGGCAAAAGATTAGTAAAGCTCATAAGGGTATGAAATATGGAGAAGAAACCCGAAAGAAGAGAAGCGAACGCTTCAGCGGAAAAACAATCCGATGTATGGCGTTAAAATGACGGAAGAACACAAAGCAAAGCTGATGGCAGCGAGTAGAAAAGCTTGCAAAAAAGCTGTTGTATGTGTTGAGACTGGAATTGTTTACGAGAGTAGTGTTGAAGCGCAAAAGCAGACGGGAATATATCGCGGAACTATTCGTTATGTATGCAGAAAAAACCCACGATATAAGACTGCTGGCGGCTTTCATTGGAAATACGCAAGTGAGGTGGAGTGATGCCTGGATTTGGTGGCGCAATAAAACTTGCAGGGGAAAAAGATTATAAAAACGCATTAAAGCAGATTTCAAACGAGCTTAAGATCGTCAGCGCCGACATGAAGGCAACTGCTGCCGCTTATGAGGCGGGGGATAAGTCACAGAAAGAGGCGCAGAAGGCTGCGAATGACCTTCGGAAGTCACTGGATGAGCAGAAGAAAGCACTGGAAGCGGTAAAAAAAGAGCTTCCGGGACTGAATAAAGAGTATGAGGCGGCGAAGAAAAATCATGAAAGCCTGTCAAAGGACTACGAGAAAGAAAGCAAGACCCTCGAAGAGATAGGCAAGACCATGGGGAAAGCTTCTGCAGAGTACAAGGAGCAGCAGAAGGTCGTCAATAAGCTCGGTCAGGAAGTCAACAAAGCAGCAAACGAAGAGAAAAGGCTCGGCAACGATGTCAACGCGGCACGCTTGCAGATAGCGCAAGCAGAGGCGTCTATCAACCAGACCAGCAAAGCGCTTGATACCATGGGGAAAGAAGCCGAAGAGAGCGGAGAGGCTGCAGCGAAGAGCTCCGAAGGCTACACAGTCATGAAGGGCGTGCTGGCTAACCTTGCAACAGAGGGCATCAAGCTTGCGTTGGAAGGCCTTAAGAAGCTCGGAAGCGCCCTGATCGGCGTCGGCAAGGATGCCATTGCATCATTTGCGGACTTTGAACAGCTGCAAGGTGGAGTAGAAAAGATATTCGGGGATGACGCGGCTAAAACTGTCATGGATAACGCGCAAAACGCGTTCAAAACGGCAGGCATGTCTGCCAATGAATACATGGAGACGGTCACTGGCTTCTCGTCATCCCTTATTCAGAGTTTAGGTGGCGACACGGCGAGAGCTGCAGAGCTGTCAGACCAAGCCATCAGAGACATGAGCGACAATGCCAACACCTTTGGCACCGATATGGCATCACTGCAGAACGCATACCAAGGATTCGCCAAAGGCAACATGAGCATGCTCGATAATCTTAAGCTTGGTTATGGCGGAACAAAGGAAGAAATGCTCCGACTGGTTAAGGATGCAGGCGTTGTGTCGCAGTCGGTGAAGAGCCTTGATGATGTCAGCTTTGACCAGATGATAGAAGGCATTCATATCATCCAGGAACAGCTCAACATCACCGGCACGACCGCGAAAGAAGCAAGCGGAACGATATCGGGATCAGTCGCATCCATGAAGGCAGCATGGCAGAACCTTCTGACCGGTATGGCGGATGAAAACAGTGACTTTGAGAAGCTGTCAAATGACTTCGTAGAGACGCTTATCACGCCAGACGGACAGGGCGGTGTCATTGGCAACCTCGTGCCTAGAATCAGC